TGTTCCAAGCGTTCCAACATTTGTTGTAGATTGCTGACCTCCGGCATCTGATTTTATTCTTAATGGGTGTCCAACATTAGAGCTATGGGATTGGTTAAAAATATAAGTTGATCCACGCTTCATTGTAATTACAGGGTTATTTACACCATTTATTAAAAATATATTTACACCACCTACATTTGCTACGGTTACTGTGTAAGTGACAGTTTCTGCATCTGCAGGGTCAGCAACAGTTACAGCAGTAGTTGTACTTGTAGATGTTACTGGAAAATTTGCATTATCTAAAAATCTTGCCAAAGTTCTTATTCTTGTTACTGTCGCACCTGTTAAATCGTTTCCAGTTGTAACTGCATTAACATTTAACAAAATAGCTGTAATCGTACCTAAAGCATTACTAACAGTTAATTTTGGTCTTGGTAGTTGGCCTTTTTGGTATGCAAAACCCTCTGCCTTTATAGGCATTTTTAAATATGAATTACCAGCCCAAATAATATCGCCATTATTATTTAAACTTGTTCCATTATGAAATCTATAAGTTTGTGCAGAGCCATGTAATGTTGCATCTGTTGTAAGAGTAAATAATTCAATGATTGCTGACGGATTAATTTTTTGTAAATCAGAAACAATCGGTGCTGTACTCATGGTTCAAATACCTCTCTAAATTCAGCAGTAATTGTAGCTCTGTTTAAATATGGTATTGATTTACTCCAAGATTCACAAACAAATTTTCTTGCAGAATCACCATCTGGCGTATAGTCAAAACTTGCTTGGTCATTCGCACGAGCATCTAAAAATGTCTCAATCGTATCTGCATCTGTTTCAGAAACATTAAATGTAAAATTAAAAACTTTAGGATTTTGATTCTGTGCAAGGCCAAACATTATTCTATGTTCATATCCGTCTGCAAACCTAACTGTTCTTACTATAGGCGCATTTTTTTTTCTCGTACCATAGCTAGGTTTTATGTCAGGGAAAGTTGCCATTATGCCAAAAGTCCTCCGGGTCGTTTCTGTTGTATTAATTCTGATTGTACTGCGACTGCAATTAATTGACCAAGTTGTCTTGCACTGTCAGCATCACCCTCAACAGCAGAACCCGAAGCATCTACATTAACAACCACATTATTTGTTGCTCCACCAATCTTGTCGTTTGGAATAACAGTACCAGCAGTAGAAGGTACAAAAATTTCTGGACCTTTCTCACCTACTATTGATGGTCTACCTACAGGTGGCCTACCACCATTAGCAAAGCCAAGGAAACCTCCAACTTTAGTTCCACCAAAAAAGCCACTAAGCATTGAACTTATACCCATTCTTAAAAGTGAGTTTGCTAAATCA